ATGGCAACCGTTAAAGCATACGTTCGTTCCAGCAAAAAAAATAACATAGTAAATGTACGTTTCCGACTATCTACTCCGGGGGCAAAATTATTATATTATGTAAGCGATTTACAGATAAACGTAGATCTTTTCGACAACAAGAGAGAAGAAATAAAATCGAGGGCATTGTACCCGGATAAAGAGAGACGAATTTTCAACGAAAAAGTGAATGAATTAAAGTCTCTTATACTTCGGACATGGGAGGAAAGAGGAGACGACTACCAGCCAACGAGCGAATGGTTGCGTGATGCCATGCAGCGTAGAGTGAATGGTGAAACACCTGTTAATGATGATTTCTTCGATATATTTGACAAATTCCTAACCTATAAACAATACGATGAGAAGCGAGAGGAACATTATGATGTTTTAAAGCGGATAATGATCCGGTATGAAAATTACGAAATTTTTAATGGAGGAAAATTCAGGTGGAGCCTCGAAATATCAGCATTTGATTTGTCTAATTTCGAAGATTATCTAAAAAACGAGTATAGATTAGCAGAATTATACCCGTCGTTATATGAGGGTGTCAAGAAGTTATCGCCGAGAGGTAGAAATACTATTGCTAACATGATGACGAAGTTAAGGGTGTTCTATCTTTGGGCTGTGAGAATGGGGGAGACAACGACCAACCCTTTTGCAAATTATTCCATAAAGGAGCAAATATATGGGAGGCCTTATTTCCTTACCTTAGAAGAACGTGACAGGGTGTACAATTTTCCGATGCCGAACAATCCTTTTCTTGCTATACAGCGTGATATATTTGTCTTTCAATGTATGATTGGTTGTAGAGTAAGCGATTTATACAGGTTAACTCGTGAAAACATCAATGACGGGGCTATTGAATATGTTCCGACAAAAACGAAAGGGGATAATCAGGAATATGCTCGTGTACCTTTGACGAAAAAAGCGATTGAAATATTGGAAAAGTACAAGGAATATGGAGGACGTACCCTTTTTCCCTTTATCTCTGAGCAAAAATACAATGATTCCATCAAGAAGATTTTAAGAATGGCGGGTATAGACAGAAAAGTCACTGTCATAAATCCGGTAACGCAGAAAGAGGAGCAAAAGCCTATATATGAGATTGCCAGCTCGCACCTCGCACGTCGTACATTTATCGGGAATATCTATAAAAAAGTAAAAGACCCGAATATTATCGGGTCTATGAGCGGTCATGTAGAGGGCAGCAAGGCATTTGCCCGTTATCGTGACATAGACGATGAAATCAAGTTAGATGTGTTGAAAGAGATAGAGTAATAAAATGTTTGATTTTAAAAACCTTCCATAATATCATTTCCTTTGGTTTCCAACGCTTCTTGTATAAGCGTATATTCACCACCCAAGAATTTAGCCGTTTCTTTTGTCTTTTTATTGCTTAGTTCTCGGTCTATATTTTCAAGGTTGGTTTCTATTCTTATTTTCTTTATGCCATACTTGGCAATTGTTTTTATAAGTTCTTCCGATATATCGTAAGCTGGGTAAATTATGAACTGTCTTAACTTTGTATATGAATCATATTTGCCTATTTCATCGGAATATTCAATCGATGAGTTTAATTCGGCTATTGAATCATTTCCAAAACGCAATAATAGTACACCACCTTTTTTTACAGAAATAGGGGCATAAGAAAATATTCTCATTGACAATTGATAATTTGGGTTTTCTTTTATTTGAATGCAGGAAATAGATAAATTTACATTTATCTTGTCTGTCCACTTTCCAATATAAATTGTATTGCACCCTATCATTCGAGAGCCGTCAGAATCAATTTTATCAAATTCTATTTTAGGTTCAGCACAAAATGCAATAGTTGGAATAATAACCAACAATAATAATACTATTTTTTTCATAATTTAATAAATTAATTATTCTCTTAAAGCCATTTTCAAGGATTCAATTAGTTTATCTTCATAGTTGAAGATGTCATCTATCGTTTCTATTTCGAACATTTCTTTTGATTTGTAATTGTCCGTAGGAAAACATATTTGCTTTTTTCGACTACCGAAATAGAATCTGCATATCCACCAATAGCCGTTATCTATGTTTACAACAAAGTATGTCTTGTTGTCTTTATAAGTTATTCTTTGCGCATCTATACTTTTTCTCAATATGCTTCTTATAATATTATAAGCATCTCCTCTTGTGTAGTAACAATTCCTGAATCTCTGTCACTGAACACAACACCATCAGGAAGTTCTTCTTTTGCATTTTGTGTACTATCTTCTTCCTGTTTTGTTTTGTCGTCATTCGTCTTAATGGCGACATTCAGCCTGTCTGAAATTGTGTCATTTATAATACTTTGAACAGATCGTTTTATAATAGGTGTGAATTGCTCTATTATTTTCTGTGTAATTTGCCCGTCGTATGCCTGTTTGGCAAGCAATCGAACAAAATCGGGTGACGGTTGCTTAAACTCATTGTTTAATATAGACTTTATAGAAATAGCATATTTTAATTCGTTGGCGGTACTTAAAATTTCCTCCTCATTATAATATGATTTACTGAATTTCTTTAATTGTTCCACATCGGCATCCGTAAGCGCCAACATATTTACAACTAAGAAAGGTTTCTCGTCCATAATATTTGGCTTGTCAAGATCTGTATAGAATCTATATTCTATACCGTTTGTAAGTACTCCGAATCTGGCTTTTGAAGCCACGAAATATTTCTGTAATTGTGTATCGTGTAAGTTGAGGTCTTGTTTACAATGCTTGCATTCTATAAGGAGTATAGGATTTTCTTCTTTCATTATGGCATAGTCTATCTTCTCTCCTTTTTTCTTAATGAGGTCGCAGTCTAATTCTGGAACGACTTCAAATGGATTAAATATGTCATATCCGAGTGCTGCAATCATCGGCATAATGAATGCGTTTTTTGTTCCCTCTTCCGTTACAATAGCATCTTGTTGTTTGGCTATTCTTTCAGATAGTTGTTGTATTGAATCTTTAAAGTCCATAGGATTTGATATTTTAAGGTATGAAAGTTTATTATTTAGCAGAAACACAAGCGAGTACCCTATACATGCTGTATATATCTGCTATTGGCACGTCGAATGGCTTGAATTTTCCGTTTGGATTGAAAGATACACATTGTATATAACCCTCTTTATTGCTGGGCTGCACCTCTTTAATGATAACTCCATTTGAAGTGTCGAGCACATAGACGTTTCCCCAAGCTATGTATGAATTTGGGTCTATTTTTTTTACCAAAACACGGCTACCACTTGGATATTCAGGGTACATGCTTTCACCATATATTGTAATTGCAAAGTCGACATTCTTTATTGGAGATATTACTCTTTCGCAGTTATCTGGCAATACGCCGTCGACAGGTATGCCTGTAAGGCTACCACCCATAGCTGATTGTGGCAATAGGTAAGTTGTGTAGTCTTTTTCTAAGTCCTTATCTTTAACTGGTTCGGAGCTATTGATTTTTTCTCCATATTTAGACATAATACATTCTTCAAGTTCATATGGTATCGGTTTTTTCCCAGTTTCAATTTCAGATAGGTAGGGTTGCGATATTTTGAATTTATCGCAAAAATCCTCTTGCCTCATTTTTAAGGTTTTTCGTAGTCTTTTTATATCGTCTCCGGTCATTGTAATGTTAATTATATATAATATAGCAATATTTTTTTTGTTTTTATATAGCTATATATTGCGATAAATATATATCTTTGTATTGTGTTAATGCAACAAAGGTAGTAAATAAAATTAAAAATACAAATACCTAATAAAAGTTAGCTCATTGGCGTAATGAATAACGGAATCGAACACCGAGAGTCGCAATAGCGGAAGCGCCGAGACTTGCGACGGGTCGGGGTGAAGTAACGAAGTCGTGACGTGTAAGTAATATCCGGCAATTCGGCAACCGGGCACGCTTCACCAAGTTCAATAAAATAGAAACGAACAAAAAGAATGGAGAGAGAAAGGGAT